TTCTTCTTTTGCTTTTCGAAGTCGCTTATACAAAACATCCGATGCTTTCATCACACCACCTTCTTTCCACACGGTGAACCGTCTAAATACTCCCAATACTCAAATAGGTCTTTGGCTAAGATGGAGTTAATGTAAAACTTATCTTGATCTATATTAAATTCGTATGCCTGGAATTCAACCTCGTCGCCTTTTATCTTAAACCACTTTCCCCGCAACTCCTCCCTATCGTCCCAGGTGTACGGCACATACTGCGGAGTTGTGCGACGACGAAATGTGAGGTTTGTATATTGGTTAGGCTTAAATCCTTCAGCGACAGTAGCTATCCACCTGCCTTCTTTGGTCAACCATTCATCGCCAACATACACCTCCTCATCCGGTTCTAGCAACCTCCAACCTTCGCCTGGGTCGGGTTTGTCGATGACTTCAGTCCAAGCTGTATCATAAGTTTTGATATATCGACATGACTTGCGTTCATCGGTCAAACCCCATCCAGAACCTTCCCAGTCGATAAACTTAATTTCAACGACATCGCGACCATCCGTGTACTTTTTGCCCACCTCAAGTTTCATTCCTACACCTCAAACTCAAATTGTTTCTGGTCTTCCTCTACATCCCATACATTTGCCGACTGAAACGCTTCTACACGCTCAGCAATGATACTCATTCTTGTACTGGCATTCGGTGGACAGTAAATTCCGAAGCGTGTGAATGATGACGAGTTCCTAACAGCATTGGTACTATCTGCTGACGCTAGCGGAAGGCGAGTAAACACATCCGGGTCAAGCATCCGCAGTCCATGTAGCTTTGCTAAAGGTCTGCCAAGCTCATCGCAGCAACCTCGCATCGCTTCGGACATGCGATTCCACCATTTCTGCGTTCCAACTGTTGCGTAATCACCACTTGAGCCAAGTGCAACTCGCTCAAACTTTTCGCATAGCCACCGAAGCCTGTCGATTGACTCATGCATGTGCCATACAGCAACACCGATAAAGCGAAGCTCCAGAGGCCACTGATGGACTAGTTCGTTATTGTCTGACTCGCTACCATCGATGACATCTGGAATAAAAGCAAAATCAAACGCTGGATGACGATACCACGTTCTCACGAAATCGTAGTACCCTTCCCAGCAGATAGTCTCTTTGTTCTTCCACGCAGAAAATGCGCCGTTATCAACGCAAAACGACTGACAAACTTCCGCTGCTGTCCCGATATCTTCTGGGCGATAAAACGAAATTAGTGCGTGACGATTTTTTAGAAATCGTGCAACGTCTTCTCTTGTTGCCCCGCAGGGTGTGCCGTGGTATGGAATCATGGGCCGATCACCAAGTAACCATTTTGACCGTGACGACCCTTCACAATAACTTGAGCTGGCGCATAGATTCTGCTTCTAATGTGATCCCAGATATCTTCTTGGGTCATCTCTTTCCCGCGAATCTCATCGCACACTTCTTGCAGTCTCTCGCAGCGCAAAAAGTCTGGAGTCTTAACAATCACCGTGTAGTAGTCCCATACAGGTGCATAGGGACATCGGGCATGAACTACCGTTTGATGCTGACATGTTGTCTTTTTACCACTCACTTCGCTTGCTCCTTATCCAGTCGTTCTAGTTCTGCTTCCAATCGCTGTACTTCCAATAGTGCCAACAGCACCTGCTCCTGCTCCATCTTCGCCGCCATCACCGGACGCTGACCAAAACGAAAGTCAGCAGCAGTGGATAGGTTCCTGTATTTGAAAAGTGCGGAGCGAAGGTCGGATTCAAGTTGTTGTTGTTTACTCATACGCCACACATCCCCTCACATTCATCGTTCCAATTATCATCAAAAAGAAGATTCTGCCCACGCTCGATATCGCTTCGAAAGTCAATTGAATCTAGTGGCTTTGCGCTTCTATAAACAAAATACTGACATTTGCTCGCATCTTTATTCGATCTAGATTGATTAAATCGTTTTTCAAAATCCACAGCTTTTTGAAAATCATGCGGTGAATTAATTTGCATCAATCTAAATTGCTTTGCATCTTTGTACGGACAATAAACGCAAGCAGATTTTGGCGGCGTTGGAAAATTATTTTTGTCTAACCATTCCAGACAACTCCTTCTTGACATGCGAGCATTAATCAACGGCCATTCGCTTTTGATCCATTTGTCTCGGCTGGGCTTGATTCGTCCATATTCATCCGTTGATATCCCAATCCACTGACAAACTACTGGTTCTTTTGTCCCACGCTTAAGCTTAATAAGCGTTTTAAGTTGCTTCAAAATTGGCTTTATTTTGAACTCCAAAGTGCAATTTCTATGAGTAACAATAGTCCTATTTCCGTCAGCATCTAAAACATGAAACGGAATAGATACTTTTGGGTAAAGCTTTCCCTTTGCTGAAACTCGCATTTCAAGTGCCTTGTCACTCAGCTTTCCAGCTGTCACACGATGCACTGGGAACCGAAGTTGTTTTTCGAGCCAATTAAGCCATGTGTAAACGCTCTGTGGCTCGTCTTGCGTATCGGCAAAAATAGCACCTTGCACTAGATCGCTGTCTGGCAATTCGTTTCTAGATGCCATTAGTGCCATCGTCGATGACTGCACACCAGCACCGAGCGAAATGTAAACTGGAAGCTTGTCACTCATCGTCGCGCACTCCATCGAACGGGAACATGTCTTTCTCCGAAAAAGTAATATGAAGCTCATCTTCGCTGGTCATGTCCCAGTAGGGGTCTACTCGGTACTCAACGTCTAAAACATGCCCGCCGGTGATCTCGATATCACTTTGAATCTTCTCGTTTTCAGGAGTGGATAACTGGCTTGTAATTGCGTCAACGACTTCGGCAAGCTGGTCGCGAAACATCCACTCGGCATCTGATCTTTCCAGCCACACGTTGAGCATTAGCGGGATTTTTAGCTGTACTGCTACTTTTTCCATTTGAGGTACTTCCTTTCGCTAGGAGTGGCTAAAAATTCAATCTGCGATGTCTGCTCACAGACTCGGATATGGACAAAGAGATTGTGACGGCTGCAGTGGCTGCGAATCGTCGAGCACATGCCGGCGACTGAACAGTGAAAGTCTTTACCCTGGCGAAGACGAATCACGTTGCCAGAGCACCACTCTTTCCAGGGGTGCTTTGATGGCCTACCAGTTTTAGAGGCGAGTGAAAATCCGGGCATAAAAACTCCTATCGAAAATGAAACGAAAAGTAAAACGCAATGGCAATATAGGTTTATCGTCGTGTTGCAACAAGACGTGGTAAGGATTTTTTTAGTCAGAGATTTTTTTTGCGAGAAAAGTAATCTGCTTCATGTCTGACGAAATGCTTGTTTTGACCTTGTAGCCAAGCTCTTTAGCTTTTTGAAAAAGATAGATCCTAAAGGAGTTAATCTTCATGTCAAAATCAACACCATGAACCAACGTGATCGGCTCGCTTGAAGCAAACCATTTTGCAAACATGTACTTCGGTTTGCGACCTCTAGTAAACTCAAACATACAACATCCTTTCTAAAATAAAAAAGCATCAACTTCTTATAGTCTATGCTATAGTCATTTTGTTGTCAAATATTATTAAAACCCCACTTTTAGCGGTTGTTGGTTTCGGTCAAGCAACAACTTTACAACAAGCGACGAAAGGGGGGTGAAGTTGTTGGCGGTTGTTGGCGTTTGCGTGCCAACGAGTTGTACACTAGTTTTTACAGGCTCAACTGGGGGATGGCAAACGACATAAGTCTATAGTACTACTAGAGATCTATTATTATTAAAGAGAGTTATACTCTCAGTTGTTGTATTGTTGGCATACCCTTAGCCCCTGTTTGTTTTCTAGTACTCTTGGGGGTTTTTTTGCCCTGTTATTGCCCCCTCCCTCTCAGCCAACGATCAACAAGCAACAACTTTGCGGCGAACCGTAATTTGCTCCTTTTGGCCGTAACCCTTTCGGGTGACTTCAATCTTGCCTTCTGACTCGAGCTTTTTTGCGGCGGCGACTAATTCGTTTTTTTGAATTTTGCGGTTCATTTGGATCAGCCTAAGCTTCACTGGCTCACTCGTTTTACCCACAAAATCCAAAATGGCGAGCTCGGCGCGCTGCTGACCTTTGTCGGCCGTAGCCGTTAGTGCAAAGTCAACAGCGGATCGCGATATCCAGTTTGATAACTTGATCGCCCACTCCACATCGCGTAATTCGATCAATGGCGGCCTCTCAAAGGGATTAAGCTCCTCGGGGCCGGATATGCGGCTGCAAACGCTACAGAGGGCAAATTTGAGCGTTCTGTGGGCAGTCCTAGACCAAAGCGCAGCCCGCAGTGAGCTTTCCTGCTCTTGTTTGGCCTGAATTTGGCGATTGTGGAGTTCCCATCTTGCCCGAGCATCGGCAGCAAAGTGAATCACCTCGGGTGACTGGATCGGGGGTATCGTTGGGCTCTCGGGAGTAAAGTTCTTCCAGCGAGCGACTCGATGAACGAGGTAATCGGGTGGATCGACGATGCGGATGTGGTCTTGTAGCTTGGGCCGCTCGGTAACGATCCACCAGCTAATTCGGTTCATTGTGCCAGATTCAACCTGCGTAAAGTCGATATTCTGGGCAAGCGAACCGTGAGTACTCAGTCCCAAAAGAACAAGGTGAGGTTGTTCGATCTCGTTCTTTTTACCGGCTGCATGTGCGTTGCCACTATAGCGGGAGTCGCTTTTGGTGTAGATCTCGAGCAA